CTTCTGGAAGAGGAGGTGGTTGTATAGAGTCTAATGGCGGTAGTATATTAGTTCTGTTCACAGGACTAAACGTTCTATTGTCTGTAAACCCACCACCTGGCCCACCTATTGACATAAAATCATCACGCTTGGGTGGCATGATTGGTCTTTCAAATGGTCTTGGGTCTTGGTTAATGCCACCTATACCACCTATTGATGGTGGTCTATCACTTGCTACTATGCCACCTACAGGAACATCTGGTATTTGTATGCCTATATTTGTTGGTGGTGGTGCTGGGGATGCGGGTAAATCAGCTATAGGTAAAATACCACTCCCTAATGGTCCACCACCTGTCACTGGAATACCGCCTGTTTGAGGCGGTTGTGGTTGTTGCATTATTGGTTGTGGTAAAATTGGAGGTATTGGTAAAGGTATTGGAGGTGGCATGACAGGTTCTATTGGAGTTATGCCTGGAACACCAACATCTTCAATCCTTTGTATAGACATAAAATCATTTCTTGGATCATCAAATGGTAATCTTTCAAATGGCTCAAGTGGAGGTATTGGTGCAGGTATATTTGGAACCATTCTTGGTCTACCCATAGGAGGTCCAAAATCTCTTCTACCTCTTCTTCTTTCTCTTAAAACTTTTTTTAATAACCCCATAATTAACTCATCATATCTTGATAGTTTTCAAAAAACTTCATTAACTTGTCGTTGTTTTTGAATCCTTGTTCTCTGTCTGGTTGACCTGTGGGAAAAATAGTAAGACTATCTTTGTTTTTTTCTATTTTGAAACCACCCAATCCCTTATTTGCAGCAGCGGTCATAACAAATTCACCATCACTTAACATAGCAGGTATATCGTCACTTGTTTCGGTACCAGGACCGATAGATGGGCCGCCTATACGCAAATCTAATTCATCCTCATCCATAGGACCGCCATAAGACATACCTGGTCGGTATCCTAAAGCACCACCATAAGACATTCCTGGTCTTACGCCAGTATCAAAGCCTTGATATACTTGTTGCGGCATAAGATCTGGTCTTGTAGATAACCGTATATCACGTAGACCACCTTCTGTTTTTTCTGCGGCTTTTTTAGTTGCTAAACCGTAAAGAGCAGCTAGCCCCATTAGTCCAGTATTTTGACCAAATACATTACCAATACCGCCTTCTTGTATTCTATCTTCCATAGCTTGTGGTAATAATTTTCTACTTAATAAATTGCCAAATCCACCTGAACCTTTTAAAACATCTTCAATTTTTTGTGGTAACAGTTTTCTACTTAAAAAGTTTTCTATGCCGCCCTCTTGTAACTGTTGTATTCTGTTTCCAGTTACTTGTGAACTATACGCTGCCTCTACATCTTCTGGTGTATAAAATTTGTCCCCTGCTGCATTTGTAAAAAATGCAGGCATACCGTCAAATCCCTCTTGATATGTAATTTCGCCTTTTTGATACAAATCAGCCACCAAAGGATTTACTTCATAATCTTGTTGGCCACCAGACACCATAGTAAAGTCGCCTTCTGGCATCATAGGTTGTTGACCAGGCATTATTTGTTGACCTGGTTTAAACATACTACCAAGGCCTCTTCTTATTCCTGGTCCAATTTTGCCGCCAAATATACCTTTTGTGCCTTCTGCAGGATTAAAAAAACTTTTTATTCTTGAAAATCTACCAGAACCTCCTAATCCTTGACCAGCCCCGCCTGCTCCTCCAAACATCTTACCGCCTGCAAAACTTAATGCTCCACCAAGTAAAGCTTCTTTAGTAGATAATCCTGATGCCTTACCAGCTGCTGCAGTAAGAGCCGCTTTTGCTACTGGACCAACTCCAGGTATAAAGTTGACTGCTATAGGTGCTACTTTTTTAACTACTTTTTTTATTTTTTTAAATAGTTTTTTTATGAAAAACTCTTGTAAACCAGTTTGAGGGTTTATAGAGGGATTACCGCCTACAATATATTGATTCGGGTCCATACCTTGATTTAGCATGTCTTGCTGAATCATCATTCTTGTATTTGGCGATATTACTGGGGGTACGATCATTTCACCTGTTGCAACATGAGCTAGTTGATCGTCCTCGAATCTGCCCATATCTGCTAATTTTTGTACGTTATATTCCATAGCTTTTTACTAAGTTGTTTGTAGATACTTAAAGTATCTATTATTTACCAAAATTAGCAAGTTTTATAGATGTGGCTCCGTTGTTTCTTACCGTAACCTTACCTACTGCACTTGTTGCTTGCAAACCATCATCTACAAGTCTTGTACCAATATCTACCCATTTGTTGCCTGTATATACTTGTAATACTTCTAATGTTGTATTCCAAATAATACTACCAGCATTAAAATTTATAGTATTCAGCTCATTTTCGCTTACTTGACGCGTATTGTCTAGGTCTACCGCCCCTAAATTTATCTCTAATAATCTGACTAAACGGTTAAATGTACCAGGATCTACCTCGTTTTGCGCTATAGGTAGCTGAGTTGGCAGTAGCTTACTCATCTTTTACCGTCTGATTTTATGTCTATTCTTGTAGCTCCTAAACGCCATCCTATTGATAAATTACCGTCATTTGTTGCATCATCATTACTTTCAATACGTAATGCCATTTGTCTCGCTCTGGCACGTATATGTGATTGTTGTGTTGTGCTAGATATTTCATTTGTTGAGTTTGTAGTTAAAGAATCTCCTGGAAAGTTTCTTGTTTTTACAACTACATTTACGCTTCCATTATTAGAATCCTCTATAAATTTAAAGTCAGGTATTATTCTTCTTGCAAAAGCAAACTTTTCTCCATCGTCTAAATCAAAGTCAGAACTCTCTATAAATACACCAGTCATAGGCGATCCGTCATCATTAAAACCACTTTCATGTTTATATAAAAGACCTCCATTAACTGCTCTTGGATAATTTTCTATACCAGAATCTAGCCAGGCTGTTCTAACCAATTGACCATAAAACCATAATTGTTCTGCATAATTGTAAATAACGTATCTATCAATTTCATTAGAGCTGTTAGAACAATAAAACCAACCTACTTCGTTTTTATCTTTTATAGAAAAAGCATTAATTTTAAAAGATTGTGTAAGATTAATATCATTAAATACATAGTTTTGTACAGAGCAAGGTAACGTTTGTACTGTGCCGTTGTATGCATAAAAACTGTTGTAACTCATAAAAAATACAGCAGAAGGTGCTGTTATTGCAGCATTAGGACCAACTAAGCCTGTACCCTCATTAATTAAATTTATTGCAAAAGTGAAAGGAGGGCCAATAAATTGCATACTATACAAAGCAGTATCAGTCCAAACTAATATTTCTTGTCTTGATTTAACCGCTCCAATAATTGATGAACCTGAAGATAATCGTAAAGATCCTGCTGTATTAGTTGAAAGTGGTTCAAATTCAAGCTCATTTTCTTGATCGCTAAAAGCTATTAACATAGGATCAATAGTCCCAGTTCTACTCGTGCCAGATATAGGATCTGCTCCCAATACAATTAGGTGTCTATCAACCTCTGATGTTATAACTTGTAGACCTACAGTTGGAACTAAGTTCGCTCCTGAAATACCAGATAATTCTACTGCTCTAGTAGATACACCGTTATTTTCTGTCCATTTATAAATGCCGCCATTTCTAGCGTTGATAATTAAATCTTCGCCAAAATTATCATGCGTCCATAAACGCAACTGATTTGTACTACTTAAAGATGAAGAGCTACCAAAAGTACCCTCACCCCAACCGTTGATGCCCCACCCAGTACCAGGAACATAAACATCTAAACCTACATTTATTTGGTATGTTCCAACAACAGATGATCCACCATTACCGCTGTCACTAGCGTTTGCTGTTACAGTCAATCCTGAAGTGTCTTTTGCTTCTATCGTATAACTATTTGCATTTACAATAGTGGCTATTTGATATTCTTGATTAAGTACGGCTGCTGTTATGTTTCCACCTAACGTTGCTGCCCCGCTAAAAGTAACAAAATCATTTTGTATTGCGCCGTGTGATGTATCTGTTACGGTTATAGTTGCATCACCATTACTGGCTGAAAAAGTCACATCTCCTGCTGATGTGGTTGATCTGATAGGCGTTATATCACTAAATACTGTACCACTTTCAATATAATATTTTAAATGGGTGCCTAACCCTAAATACTTTGTGCCTCCTAATGAAATCCAACTATGTAATGCTCTTGCAGTACCCTCGTATGTGGCAGAACTAAGTTTTTCCCAACCACCAAATTTTTCTGGTCTACCTTTACGAAAACGAACTAAATTACAATCAAACCAGCCACCCTCATTATCATAAGCAGTACCCTCTCTGTTTATGCCTGGTTTAAATACTGTTTTTTTTAAGGGCATAGTTAAACCTCATGCCATTCTTTGCCTTCAAATAGCAAAGCTTCTGCTTCTCTTCTTCTTACTAAACCTTGCTTTACTTCACCACCAGCTTTATTCCAACGTTTTATTTGATTAGGAACATCATCCCAATCTTTATTATTTAGCCTTTGTAATAATGTGCTTGAAGATAAATTATTTGGTCCAAGATTGTAGACCCAAGACACTAAAGCATCAAACTCATTTTGTTTTAAGTCTACTTTAACTAAATCGTTTACATAACCCTCGTACTCTGACATTTCGTCAACAAGCAACTTATCTGCTTCTTCTTGTGTTATTTTATCTCCTTCTTTCACACCTTTCGTTGAGCCCCAACCATAAGTCCATACGCCCGCAGCACACTTATAAGCCTCTAACTCACAACCCTCAAATTTTTTTATTAAAGATAAACCCTCTTGCGATATTTTCATCTTACTCTCCTTTGTCGTTTGTGTGAGATGCTCCGAAATAAAACGAAATAATTGCACTTGCAAGTCCTCCTAAATAACCTAAGACTAGGTTAATTAACGCTTCACTGTTTTGTTCTGGTGGTTGTAGGGTAACTAAAAATATATAACCAAGAAAGCCACCTATAGTAAATAGACCGATAATCCTTGCGGTCCAGTCTTTGCTAAACATACCTCTAGCATGTTGTTTGTCTTGTGTCTCTAATTTAAAAACATCTACATCAAGTTCTTTCATTTGCACTTCAAACTCTTGTTCAGCTTTTTTAAGTTCTAGCATTTGCTCTGGTGTAGCACTTTGCATGGCTTGTTGTATAGATTTTTGATCGTTCGACACACCTAATACTTCAGCTATTTTACCCATAGCCATATTTCCTAAAGGGCCACCCATAGCTGATCCTAGTGTTGGTGCTACAGCTCCAACTATATTTTTTAAAATACCTTTCATATTAATATACTCGTTAATACAGCTATACCAATAGCACCAAGAAAGCCAAATACCCCAAAGGTGGCTGCTTTCATAGTTGAATTAATATAGGTTATTTCTTGTTTTATATCAGAAAACTCATTAAATGCAGTCTTCCAACGCTCATGTGATATTGTTTCTAACTTTGTTAGTCTTTCTGCTACATCATTTACTGTCATTTTTTTATTAACCATTTTGTAATGTATATATTTTTATCGGTTTTTTCTTGCCTTTAACAAAAATACTATCAAGTTCTTTTAACATGATTTGTTCGCTAAATGAACTAGATTTAATAGTATCATAACCTATTACAATATCTTCTCCAACTTCCTTTGTCGAACTTTCCAATCTTGCGGCTAAATTTACAGCGTCACCAATAGCAGAATAATCAAATCTTGTATCACTACCCATATTACCAACAACGGCATATCCAGTATTAATACCAACTCCTATTTCAACTCCTAAATTAGCCATTTTTACTTTATCTTGGATGTCTTTAGCACACAATACAGCTGCTGTTTCGTGATCTGGTACATCAACTGGTGCGTTAAATATCGCCATCATAGCGTCACCTATGTACTTATCCACCATACCGTCATAAAACTTGACTGTATCTGCTTGTATAGTAAGCACCTTATTCATAATTTTTGTTACTTCCTCTGGCTCAAGTTTTTCAGATAATGCTGTAAAACCACGTACATCTGTAAAAAGAAAAGTGCAATATCTGCGTTCTCCACCTAACACTAAAGAGTCTGGATTATCTTGTAAATGTTTGACTTGTCTTGGATCTAAATAGTGTTCAAATTGTTTTTTTATTTGTTGTCTTAATTTGTATTGTTGTCTAAAACGTAAGTAAAAAGCCGTAGAGCCTGCTATAAATTCAGATATTATTGTCCAAGATACGTCTATTAATGTACCTTGTTGAATAAAATAAATACCACCTGATCCAGTAATTATCATTAAGACTAAAGCAGATATTATGCCTAAAGTAATACCAAAATAATGTAACGCAAACCAAACTAAGGTTACAAAAACCAATAAAATAAGTAACTCAACAACTAATGACCACTCTGGTATATAGGGACTATTTTCTATTAATATTGACTCAGCCAAAGCTGCTTGTATTTTGTGCGGTTCTAACAACCCTGCATTAGAGGGTGTAGCAATTTGTGGCATAACTCCATTAGCAGTAACTCCAACAAAAACAAATTTACCAAATACATCCATTTCAGATAGGGTTGTTTGTGGTGTATCTACCCAACTAATCCACTTTCTACCTAGGCTATCTGTTTTAACAGGTGGTATTCCTTTTATTGATATTTCTGATATACCATTATCATTAGTTTTTATAATATAAGTTTTTACATTAAACAAAGCTTTATATATTTGTGTACCAAAACTAGGTATCCATTCGTTATTAGGTGTTTTAACTAAAAGAGGTATTTTTCTTACAAGTAAATCAATATCTGTGGGAGCAACGGCCAACCCTTGTAGTGAATAGTTGGATAATAGAGGTAGGTTTTCCTTTACTCCCGTGGTCATTATACCACCATTTGTGTTACCTAGCACTACTGTACCAGGACTCGGAGGAAAATTGCCTTTACCGTCTTCAAACATAGCAATTACTGATGGGGCATAATCTAGTGATGCAGCAAACATTTCATCTCCACCCATACGATCAGGCTGCGGAAAGCTTATTACCCATCCAACACCTATGGCACCTTTGTTTAAAAGATCTACTTGAATTTCTGCTAATCTTTGTCTAGGTAAAGGCCAACCCCCTTCTGTTTCTAAATCTTCTTCTGTAATATTGAGTATTACAAAATTACCTGATGGTTCAGGTGTTTTTATGAAAGTGTCAAAAGTTTTTAATTTTAATATCTCTGTAGGTGTAGATTGAAATATTAAAGGTAAACTTAGTAATATAAGTAATGGTAATATTAGTCGCTTCATTTAATCACTTTGAGTGATAGTAATAATGCTGTCACTCCCTCCGTTAATTTTAATTATATTAGAAACTCCGTCTTGAATCAAAATTACCGTATAGGCATTACTACCATTTAGATCAACTCTAACACTTTCATTAACCTGTCTACGTAAACTTACTACATTTCCTGTTATAAATGTTGTTATTTGTGTGTCAGGATCTTTGCCTAATAAAGTGCCTGCTATTTGCGTACTTGTAGCTTGAGCTAGCACATCTTCTTCTTCATCTATTGCTAGCGCATCTAACACGTTTAATAAATCTTCAAGATAATTTACATCAAGATAATTTATATCTAACTCTGTAAACTCAAGACTATCTTCTTTTAAATAATCTTCTGCAAGATAATCTATATCAAGATCATTAAAATCTAATACACTATCTGCTTGCGTAGTAGTGGTTTCTTCTTCTACTAATATTTCTTCTTTAGGTGGCGTAACAATAAGCATGTTATCTATTACATCTAATGTAAGATCTAAAATAACAGGTTTGGTTGGAGCAGACTCAAATACGCTTACTGTAGTGGCTTCATAAGGCTTATTAAGTATAACGGTACCCATAGCAGTAACTACCTCTATTTCGCCACTAGAAAGCCCTAGAGCGTCTGGAAGCAAAATTATAAGGCTACGCCCCAGTTCGTCAACTGTAGCCGTAAAATCAGTCCCACGTATTGCTATGTTAGCTGTTGGTGTTTTAAGAGTTATGTTTTGTTTATCTATACGGTTTAGATTGCCTGTAATAAATCTAGCTGTACCAAGGCCAAAGGTAAGAGCCATCTTTGCTTTGCTTGGGTCTGGATCATATATGTACTCGTCAATAAATAGCTGACTATGTTCTGTAAGTTTTACGGTAGATTCATCAAGAAAAGTAATAGCCATACGGCCATCTTTAGTTATAGCCTCATCATTACTTTGGATAGCAAACTTTAAATCAGCGACATAAGGTTTATCTCTGACAATTTGAGCCGTACCGTTTAATTCAGATATGTCTCCAATATCAACAGCTTGTGCTTGTACCTTGGTCGTTTTGAACAACACAAACGGTAGAAGAAGCAGTGCCAGAAACTGATATAATTTTAAGCCAGTCATTATCTTGTGTGCTTAGTTGTGAAATATTAAAAGTTCTTGAGCCACCTGTATGATCAAGCCAAAAATATCCACCTGCTGACGCTGTAACTCCTGTGCCTGTATAGGTTACTGTATTATCAGAGCCGTCTATATCCATATAGTTCGTTGCACCATCTATATTAATATTTGATGTAACTGTATTATTAGATCCGTTTATAATCCAATCTAAATCAAGCGAAGCTGCTAATGCTGTAGTTCCTTGGTTTAAAGTAAAAGTATTACCACTACCTGTGACATCTACATATTGATTTGATCCGTCAGCACTATAGGTATCTGTAGGATCAACTTGAATGGTAAATGAATTAGTGCCGCCATCAAACTCGTAAAAACCTGTAAAGTTATCAGCAAATATGTCACCTAGAAATTTATTAGTTGCACCAATCATATTAATATCAAGTGTCATGCTATTTCCGTCCAAGTCAAAAGCATTAACACTACCTGCCGTAGAGTTTAAACCACCAATAATATTAGATATACCAAGCTGTTCTAGGTCTATGTTTGCACCAGTACCAGATTGATCTACATATATTTCGTTATCAGCCGCGTATGTCGTCAACGCAGTCAGCATCACAATCAGGCTTATTAATTTTGATTTCATCATTCAATTCTACTCCTTGGTTATTACTTTGTAAAATCCAGAAACCCTTATCATAACCAGTATTAATGATTTCTAGTACACCTCCTTCTATAGCTTTCATTAGTGCTATGGTTGATGATTCATTTCTTGCGTTACCTAGTTCTATTTCTACTAGCTCACTTTCAGCTTCAACAAACCTAAATACATCTTCAGATTTGCCATAACTAAATATTGTCTTTTGACTTAGTACCTCTAATAAAACTTCTCCTGTAGCAACCGATACCATACGCATACTTATCGTTATGTTGTCCTCTCTATACATAACACTTTTACCTATGCCCAAATACCTGGCTCCTGCTCCACCGCTTTCTAAGTTAGCCTCGTAAGATATAACAGCACCTTCAATTAAAATACCTGCAAACAATAAAGGTCTTAGTGCTTTCTTTTTTTCTTCTTCGTTAGCTGATTGTTCTCTTGCTGATCTTATAAGTTGTCTTTCTTTAGTAAGGTTGTCTAATCCTACTCTTTCTACAACCCTAAAAAACTTGCCGTCTCCTGCATGTTTTAAAGCTCTTATAAGCAACGCATTAGGTTGTTGAGTTATGGCTGTGCTAAACAAAGCAAACTCACTGTTGCTTTTTCTTTGTCCTGTTTGATCTGTAAATGATAAAGGGTATACAGCGACTACCGGGCTTACCTTTGGTATAGGCACATTTTTAAGTTCTGCTGATTGCAGGTCTTGAATTGTTGCTACGTCTTTAGAAAACCTTTGTTCGTATGTATCTTCAAATTGGTCAAATATAGAACAACTAGAAAGTAAAAGTACCAATAGGTATGACGATTTCGGTAATTGTTCCATCCGCCTCGGTTATTTTAAGAGTTAAAGTTACACCATCACTTGTGTACTCAAT